GCCTCGCCACGTTTGACGATCCGGCCAAAGCGGCGGAGTTTGTTAGCGCGCTGAATAAACCTAAGTTCAAAGAAAAAGTTGAAGAGTATTTTGTTAACTCGCTACTCTCTGGTCCGTCTACGCATATCTATAACCTTTCGTCAAACTTGGGTGTAGTGCTTACCACTCCGTTTGAGAAATACGCTGAGGCTGGGATTGGCGCAATCCTCCGTACACCGAACCGCGTAACAGTTAGGGAAGTAAACGCTCGGATAGCCGGTATGCTTCAGGGTGCGAAAGATGGCGTTGAACTTGCTAAGCGGGCGTTTATTACGGAAGAGGTTCAGACCGGAAAGCAAACGGTCGAAGCCAATCGTAAGGCTATCGAAGGCCGACTTGGTAGAGTTGTTCGTTTGCCTAACCGTTTCCTCTCTGCGCAAGATGAGTTGTTCAAGTCCATGCACTATCGCGGCGAGATTGCTGCGCAAGCGTACACGCGTGCGGCTAAGGAGAGCGCCGGAAAAACGGATGAGTTCGCCGCGCTGTACAACAAATATCTTAATGACCCCACTGACGACATTAAGAAAGCCGCAGTGCGCGAAGCTGAATACCGTCTCTTTCAATCCGAACTAGGTCGGTTTGGTAAATGGGTGCAAGAAGGTTCATCTAAGTTTTTACCTTTGCGTATTTTACAGCCGTTTGTGCGTACTCCATTCAACCTAATTAAATACTCCGCCGAGCGCGGCCCATTGGCTCCGCTGTCGGATCGTTGGCGTAGGCAGATTGCGGGCACACCGCGTGAGCGTAACGAGGCGTTGGCTCAACTGACAGTTGGCTCTAGTGTTCTAGGAACCGCGTCCCTTTTGGCGATGGATGGGATGATGACTGGCGCGGGACCAGCCGATCCGGAGGAACGCGCCGCGTTGTTAGCTACCGGCTGGCAGCCATATAGCTTTAAGTTCGGAGACACCTATATTCCGTTTCAGCGGTTTGATCCGTTTTCAACGCCGCTTGGGGTGATAGCGGACATGTATACGGCGTCGGACTACATGACTGACAAAGAAATTAACGATGTCGGTTCGACACTATTGTTTTCCGTGGCGTCTAACCTTGCCGAAAAAACATATCTCCAAGGTATCTCGAATTTTGTAGACAGCGTATTGAGCGAAGGCCGGTCCGTAGACAAAGCTAAAAAGTTTTTAACGGATACGGCCCTCGGTTTCGCCCCCAATGTCCTTCGGCAAACATCAGTCGCCATTGACCCGACCATGCGCGAAGCCACTACGCTTGTAAAGAAAGCCCAAGATCGCATTCCGTTTGTTCGCGGCAACGACATCCGCGTTATGGGTACGGACTTCAACATCGAAGCAGTCCCAGAACGTCTTGATGTATGGGGTGACCCGATTGTCCGTGCGCCATCTATGACTGTTGCGGGCAAGCCGCTTATCGAACAATTCGGGGCGGCGACATTTAACCTTCTGTCTCCAATAAAGCCAACCCGTGAGACGACAGACCCTGTTAAAAAAGAAGTAGCTCGTTTGGGGCTTGGCATAGACCGCCCTAAAAAGGAAGTTAATCTGTCGGTCAATATCGAGGGTGAAGAGAAGCCGGTTAAATTTAAAATTGAACTTACGGATCGTGAGCGCCGCCAGTTTACGCTTGCGTCTGGTATCATGGCTAAAGCCCTTATCCAGCAGGACATCGCGTCACCGGAGTGGCAACAACTTGATGACGATCAACGGCAGAAACTTATTAAGGACCGGATGTCCTCCTCACGTGAAGCGTTCCGTCAACTTATTGCTTCGCGTGCTATGGAGCGGTATCTGTCCGAGAACGAAGACCTACCGCCAATCGTTAAATAGGTGAAGTAATGGCCAAGAAGACTAGCGTTAAAGACATGTCGTGGCAACCGAAGCCAAAAGCAAAGCGTCGCCACAAACCCGACGGGCTTCGCCATCGTAAGTCTTTGGGGCCACGCAGTCACTTGCGAACTAGCTTCTAATATTATACGCACCGTCCATGAAGTTCATGGGCATTGATCCCGGCGCGTTCGGGGCTGTCGCTATTCTGGATAAGGATAGCCGAGAACTTGTCATCATCGACATGCCTACATTAAAGGTCAAGCGCGGGCCGCGTGTCGTCAATCAGGTTGACGCACACATGCTGGCCAACGCTTTGCGCGGTCACGTTACCGCCGATACTTCCGCTCTCATCGAGAAGGTCCACGCCATGCCCGGCCAAGGTGTGTCCTCGATGTTCAGCTTCGGCAGAGCGGCGGGTATCGTTGAAGGCGTGCTTGCTGGCCTGTCTGTATCTTTTGAGTTGATACCGCCTGCGACTTGGATTAAGTCTATGCGCACGTTCGGAGGGAAGGACGGCAGTCGTCAGCGGGCACAAGAGTTGTTCCCGGATTACGCCCATCTCTTCGCACGGAAAAAGGACGATGGCCGGGCCGAAGCTGCGCTTCTTGCCTGCTACGCCGCCGAGAGGGAAGACAATGAACCACCTATTCGATTACCAAAAAGTCGGCGTAGACTTTCTCTGTGATAACCCGGCCGCATTCCTTGCCGATGAGCAGGGCCTCGGCAAAACACTTCAAGTTATCGCGGCCTGTGATAAACTCGGCTTAACAAAGGTCGTCGTGATCTGCCCGGCTATCGCTAAGATTAACTGGCGTCGTGAGTTCGAGCGGTGGGGAACCGTCGAGCGCGAAGTCAAAGTCTTTAGCTACGATAAGGTCACGCAATCGAAGGAGGTCCGCAATGAAATCGCAAAGTTTGAACCAGACGTTCTTGTTCTGGATGAGGCGCATTATCTCAAGAACCGTACTGCTAAGCGCACAAAGTATCTATATGGCCAGTACTGTCGCGGTGATGGCCTTGTTAAGTTTGCTGATCGTGTTTGGCTTCTTAGCGGTACTCCCATCCCTAATAATGTCAGCGATTTCTGGACCCATCTTAAAGCGGTTTGGCAGTACCCTCTAAACTTCGCCGAATACACAACGTATTTTTGCAAGACATGGAGCGGCCAGTTCGGTCTTCAAATACTCGGCAACAAGGCCGAACGCATGGGCGAGTTCAAGACCGTACTGAAAGCAATCATGCTACGCCGCAAGGGCGAAGTCGTGCTGAAGGATTTACCGCCTATCTGGTGGCAGAGCGCACCTGTCGAGATTGATAACTGGAGCGACAGGAAACACATCGACGATCCACGCCAAGCCGAAGCGGTCGATATGATCCTCGCGCATTCGCTGACAAACCAAGACTTGTCTACCGAGATAGAGAGCATCGCCCCTCACATCGCGTCACTCAGGCGGCTAACTGGTGCGGCCAAGGCAGCGCCCATCGCCACACAGATAGCGGGCGAGTTGGCTGATGATGCCTACGACAAGATCGTAATCTTTGCCTACCACACCGACGCAATCCAGACGCTTTACGATAAGCTAAAAGACTTTAGCCCTGTCGTCGTTGCAGGCGGCATGGCAACAGCCGACCGTCAGGCGGCGATTGATAACTTCCAAACCGACCCAAAGGTGCGCGTCTTCATCGGCCAGATCACGGCCTGCTCGACCGCGATTACGCTGACAGCCGCGAATCAGGTGGCGTTTGTGGAGATGGATTGGGTTCCGGCGGTAAACGCACAGGCGGCCAAGCGTTGCCACCGCATCGGCCAGACAAAGCCCGTGATCGTGCGGACGTTTGGCCTTGTCAATTCTGTTGATGAGATTGTGGCTAAGACCCTAGCCAAGAAAGCCCAGATGATTTCTGAGGCGTTAGATTAAGAAGGGCCGGGGCGACTTCCAACTCCCCGGCCCTCCCTTTTACTTATAGCAAATCGTCAAGGTCGGAGATGTCCGCAGACGGACGTTCCGTCGCAGTGAACTCGTCCGCAGCAGACAGGCGGCCATCCATACGGGGACCGTCGGCTACCTTCTGAAGATTGCCCAGTGAGAAGGCAACGCCGTTGTTGCCGTTGACGCTGTACGCATAGGCGCGCAGCGAGGCACGGACCTTGGCCCCCGGATAGATTTCCTTGGGGTCCGTGATCGGAGCAGGCTTGCCGTTCTCGCCAGCAAACTTGCTGACCACACCGGGGGCTTGCTTAGATTTGACGTTCATGAA